ATGAATCGTGCCTCGCGCTTCTTTGCCATCGGCTTGCCTGTCGCGGCTCACTTGGAGTCTTCGAGGACGCGGGGGAAGCCGTGGTAATTCAGCCACGAGAAGAACTCGCCCGCCGGCATGGTGCGGACATCGGCCAGCGGGCGGCCGGTCTGGTCGGCGACGAAGTAGAAGGGCAGCAGCAGCGGCCGGCCCTTGGCGGTCACTTTTTTGCGACCTCTTCCGCCTCTTCGGTGGGGGCTTCCTTGCCCAGCTCCTCGACGAGCTTCGCGAAGATCGCGGGCGGGGTCTTCCTGGTCAGCACCTCGACCGGGTTCGCGCCACCACGGACCAGCGGGAAGGCCAGGGTGCCGTCCTCGAGCTTCACGGTCTCGACGATGACCTCGGCAAAGAGGCGGGCCTGGTCGGCGGGCTTCGGTGCCTTGGCGGCGGCGACGTATTTGAACGTCTGCTCGGCATTGAGCGGGGCGAAGGTGAGCAGGAAGGGGAAGCCCTCGATCTCGACAGCGCGGGGCTTGAGGGTGTCGAAGTGGTTCTGGAGGAAGTCGAGCGGGCTGGCTTTGGTGGACATGGTGTTTGGTGGTTGGATCTGAAAACGAAAACGGCGGCCGATACCCGGGCCGCCAGCGGGGGAGAGTCAGGGGCGACCGGTCAGGCGATCGCGGTGTCGGTCCAGGTGCCGTCCACCGTGAAGGTGTTCGTCTGGGTGATGACGCCGGCCACCTCGGAGGCGATGCCCACGGAGGCGATCAGGGCGGTGCCGCTGATCTTGCGCTTCCCGGTGGTGGTGAGGCGCGGGTAGAGGTCGAAGGACACGCTCTTGCCGACGTCGTCGGTGCGGAGCAGGTCTTGCGCCCCGGCCGTGCCGTCTTCCTGCCACTGGTGGGTGGCGGTGAAGCTGGCCGACTTGGTGCCGAGCGACTGGGCAGCAAAGCCGCCGGCCGCGCCGGATCCGCCGTCGCTGTTGCTCTTCATGACCCGCGTGTCGAGCGCGGAAATGTCAGCCTGGGCCGAGAACTCCCAGCCGGTCAGCATGGGGATTTCCAGCGTGCCGCCGATCTTGATGATGCCGTCTTCTCCTTTGATGGTTGCTCCTGCTGGCATGGTCGTAGTGGGTGAGTGTGGGGTGGTTAGGCGATGGCCTCGGTGAATTCAAAAAGGAAGGTGGCGTGCAGGTCGGCCCGCTTGCCCTTGCTCGCCGGGTCATGGGCGACGTTCGCGGACTCCAGGTGGACCCCGGAGATCACGCCGAACTCGCCGGCGCGGCGGGCGATCTCGACGGCGGCTTCGAGATCGTTCAGAAGCTCGGAGCCCTTGGCCTCGGCGTCGGCCGCATCTTCGAGGAAGAGCGAGACGTTGACCCGCTGGTCGCGCTTGCGGATGCCGCGGCTGGCGGCGGGCTCGCTGTCCACGCCCTGGAGGTAGACGCTGGCCTCGTTGCCCTTCTCGACCTTGTCGAGCTTGTGGGCCGAGACGTCGTCGGTGGTGAAGCCGGGGAGGGCTGCCACGAGGGCGACCATCTTGGTGCGGATTTCGATGCGTAGGGCAGGCATGGGATCAGGGGAGATGAAGGAGGAAAGTGCAGACCGCGCCATCGTCGGCGACGCGGTCGAGGATGTGGTAAACGGTCGCGCCGATGGTCAGGGTGTCGGCTTCGAGGAAGGCGGTCACCTCGGCGGAAGGACAGGTGTAGTGCCAGGCGACGGCGCTGCGGGTGGTCTCGCCGGAATCCCGCTGTTCGGTGGCGTTTTCCAGCAGGCCGCGGACCTCGGCCGGATCGCCCGAGCCGTCTTCCTTCGCGAGGCTGGCAACAACTCCAGTCTCAAACAGCACGGAAGACGGCTCGGCGAGGGTCATCGGGGTGGAGGATCAGGCGTCGGCCTTGTCGGCCTTGCCGGCTTTCTCGGGCTTCGGCGCGAGTTCCGGGTCGGTGGTGAAGCGGCCGGATGCCATCAGCTGCGGCATCTCGGATTCGTCGACGGTGAGCTTGGTGCCGGGAAGGACGCGCTGCGAATCGTAGCGGGTCTGACGGAGAGCGTAAATGGTGTGCTTGGCCATGGTGTGTTTGTGATTTCGAGTTCTCAGGAAAAAGGCGGGCCTGCCGGAATGGCAAGCCCGCCCGAGAGGCTTACAGGTCTTGGATCGCGGACCAGCGGGCGGCCTGCGGGATCTGGATGTCGCAGTCCTGGAAGGCGCGGAGCACCTTGCCGCCGGTGTTGGCCTTCGTCGCGGTGTCGACGGCCAGTTCGAGGCCGCCCCACATCCCGACGTAGACCGAGGCACGATCCCCGAAGAGGATGGCGGTCTTGTTGGTGCCGACTCCGAGGTTGTCCGGGACGAGGTTGGACTCGTTGACCGGGCGGCCTTCGCAGTAGAGGCGACCATCGGGGCCCCACTCGGCGACGCGCCGGGCATCGCCGGCCACGATCGCCGTGCCGCGCATGATGCCGACACCGCGGGAGCTGGTGAAGAACTCGCAGTTCGCAAGCGGGGCATTCGCCGCGCCGACGTCCGTGCGCAGCTCGATGAGGTGCGCGAGCGTCAGGCTGGACGAGCTGGCGACGTCGCCGATGCCGGCGGTGTTCAGGATGCCGCCTGGCTGCGAGGAGCTGGAAGCGCCCACGAAGGCCTTCTTCTCCATCCCGAGGGCGGCACCGCGGCGAAGGTTCGCGGCGACGATGCTCTCGATGTTCGGGGTGGTCTGCTTGAGCGACCGGCGGGTCATCGGGATGCGGGCCGCGATCGTTTTGAAGCGGAACTGGATCTGCGAGGCGGTCCAGGTGCCTTCGGTCGGCTCGACGTCTTCGCCGACCCAGTAGAAGAGCGGGTTGGTGAGTTCGAGCGGGATGTCGACGTCACCGATCAGGCCGGGGAGGATGGTCGCACCGGCGAGCAGCACCGTGGCCTCGCGGAGAGACTCGATGTACATGTCGGCCATCAGGGCCTCGGGGACCAGGTTGGCCGAGTTCGTGGAGCCGGCCGAGACGCTGATCAGCGTGCGCTCGCGGTCGCTCAGGCCCATGCGGGCGGCGACGGCGGGGTCGCGAGGGAACCAGCCGCGGAGCAGGATGTCGGTCGGGATGGTCATGCGCTCGCCGCTGCCGTGGCCGTTGGCCTTCTGGGCGGCGACGGAGACCTCGCGCTCGAACTCGTAGCGTTTCGGGTCGTTCTCGTTGAGGCCGTCGAGGACGTTGAGCAGGGAGTAGCGGCGCTGCTCCTTCTCGGTCAGGCCGAGCTGGGCGGTCGTCACCGGCTCGGTGCGCTTCATGTTGCCGAGGACGTGGCCCTGGAACTCGGCGAGGCTTTCGCCCTTGTCGATGGCTTCCTGGGCACGGGCGCTGAAGTCGCCCATGTTGGTGTCCTTGGCGCGGCCGGCGGCTGCGGTGATCCCGGCGACGCGCAACCGCTCGGCGGTCACGGCATCAGTGCGGGCCTTCTCGTGCTCCGTGACGGAGATCGTTGCGGTTTCGGTCGGGGTGCTCATGGTGGTGCGTGATGGAAATTCGGCGGCTGCCTTGTCTTCGAGGAACCTGACGCGGCTCTTCAGAGATTCGTCTTCGGCGCGGAAGCCGGCGGCGGGATCGGCGGGGATCGAGACGAAGGAAACCTCCTTCGGCTCCCAGTCGGTGACGCGCCAGGTGGTGGAGAGAACTTGCCCGGTCGCCGGGTCGGACTCGCGCTTGTCGATCTTCTCGTCGTGGATCCGGTAGCCGACCGAGACGTTGCGGATGATCCCGTCCTCGATGTCCTTGATCAGCTTCGTCTCGCTCGACGACATGCGGACGGTGACCTTGAGCTTGCCGTCCTCGACCTTCGCCGACTCGACGACTCCGCGCTGGTCGTTGCGGTCGTGCATCCAGAGGACCGGGGCGTTGCCGCTCTGGAACCAGCCGGCGCGGACAGCGTTCGGCGAGTGGTCGAGGATCTCGAACATGCCGCGCCACATCTCGACCGGGCCGTCGGTGCTGGCGATGAACTCGAAGCGGACGGCAGCGTCGGCGGCATCGCCCTCGGCGCGGATGCGGGTGAAGCTGCCGGGAAGGGATCGGGTCTGGATACCCGCGGGACGTTCAAGCGTGTCGCTCATGCCCCCGCCTGTCGCGGCTCTCGCTATGGCTGCGCTTCGGGCTCGGGCTCGGGCTCGGGCTCGGGCTCGGGCTCGGGCTCGGGCTCGGGCTCGGGCTCGGGCTCGGGCTCGGGCTCGGGCTCGGGCTGTGGGATGTCGGCCACCACGAAAGCGCCGTCGATGACCTCCAGCGTGCGGCCCTGATCGAGGAGCTTGTCGAGGACGCTGCGGGTGTCCACGCGGCCCAGGCTTCCGTCTGCCGCGCCCGTTGCGAACTCGCTGCTGGCGGCTGCTTCGTTGAGCGCCTCGCCGGTTTCTCCGTGCGCCGTAAACTCGGCAAACCGCTGCTCCAGCGGACGTGCGTTGAGCCACGCGTTGAGTTCCGGCGTCGGCAGGTCGAGCGCGTGGCCGGTGATGCGGTTGGCTAGCACGATGGCGTTTCGCAGGTGCGCGGCGAGAGCGCCAGCATCGGCGGCGATGCGGGCGGTTACGGTTTCGGTTGGGGTGAGGAGGGACATGGTTATGCGAGTTTTTTGACGGTCATGCGGTAGGCATCGCACGTGACAGTGCCACCTATGGCTGTGTTGCGGACGCGGAGCTGGATCGAATTGCTGCCGGAAAACGTCAGGATGCCGGACGCCCAGACGGAGCATTTTGTGGCTGTTGCATTAGTTCCTCCGACGAATCCGACACCGGTATTGTCGCCGTAAAATGCAGTCGATGCAGTTTCATTTACAAGCGCGGGTCCGATTCGCTGCGGATTAACCGTGAAGGGGTTGCTCCCAAAGCTAAGGCGAAAATTACCGCTCGAACTGCTAGCATTTGAGAACGTAGTGTTGATTTCAATCAGGTATGTTCCAGCCGCGACTGGGATGGACGACCCCACGTTGGTATCGACGTTTTGAGTCGAGGCTGTAACCGGCCCCACCCCTGCCGTTTCGGAGATGTTCAACGCCGTGTTCGCCGCTGCAACCGTCGCCGCCCCAAACAGCGCCGCGCCGGTGCTGCTGTCGTCAACCCCGCCGAGGGCGATGCGGGCGTCCGATGCGGTGGTCGATCCCGTGCCGCCGCGAGCGAGCGGAAGGGTGCCGCCGGTTCCTGCGGTCAGGAAGCCGCCGTTGGCGTTGACGGCGACATTCAGTGCTTCCGACACGTAAGACCCAAGACCGATCATATCAGTTGGCGACAAGCGCCCATACTGATCCGCAGCCAGAGCAATGGTGCCCGTAAACGGCGCCACTGGCACCAGCGTCGGTGGGTCAATGGTCAGAGTGGGCGCGCCTGTCCCGTTGACGATACCCCATGTGGGTGCCATGATCTTCCACGGTTCGTCCGTGGGGTCATTGACGGTCGCGCTGTATGTATCCACGCCATCAGTACAACCAAGATACCAATCGAAACCATCAAACTGCAAGTGGCTTCCCGCTGGTCCCAGCCACTCGCGTCTTCCGTTCAGTAGAGCCGGTTGCTCAACAAGGGGGCCGGGGAACGCGGGCGTGGTGCCGGTGACGGTGATCGACGACAGGCGCGGCAGGTATGTCGCCGACGCGCTGGCGATGGTGAGGTAGTCTGCGATTGTTCCGCTCTGGGTTGCAAGCGAGCCGAGACCCAACGCCGTGCGGTGTGATGCTGCGATGCCCGTGCCGTAGGTGAACGTGGTGCCGGTCGCGAGGTTCAGGTTTCCGGTGTTCGTCAGCCCCACGAAGGTCGGACCCGTCCCGAAAACCAGCGCCCCGCTGCCGGTCTCGTCGGTGACCAGTGCCCGGAGGTTGGCGCTGCTCGGCGTGCCGGTGAAGGTGTCGAAGCCCGCGGCTCGCGTGACGCCGGCCCAGCTCGTCAGGTCGGCGTCGAGCGGCTGCTTCCCGGAGAGCGCGGAGGCGAGCGGCGTGTTGATCGCGGGGAGGTCGGCGGTCGCCTTGTCGGTGAGCGCGGCGAAGGTCGTGGCCCCGCCGCCAGCGCCAGCCGGGCCGACCCGGCGGGTGATCGCTCGCGGCGTGATGACGGTCCTGATGACAGTGCGGTGGCTCATGCCTTGCGGGTGGATGGGGTGATGACGAGGAAGGGCTCGGTGGGGATGATGATGTCGACCCCGCCATCCGGCCGGTCGGCGAGAACGTCCCAGACGAACGCCCCCTCGGTGAGCGCCCAGGATTGCTCGTCGGTGAGGGCGATCAGCACCTTGTCCGGGGAGCCGCTCTTCAGGCTGATGCGGGCCGAAAGGTCGGTGACCAGGGAGCCGCCGGTCATGCGTACCTCGCCGCGGAACGTGAACCCGGTGAGATTGTCAGGAACCCCGGCGGGCGTGGTGACCGCCAGCTCCGCGAGGTAGGAAACCCCGCGGGTGATTTCGGTGCGTTCGGGCATGTGCGGCCTGTCGCGGCTCTCGCGGGAGACCCGGCCCGCGTGGCAACCAACCAGGAAACACGCGAGCCGGTTCAGCGGGCAGAGAGGAAAACACCTAACCCGTCTGCCCTCCCGGAAATCACTCTTCCCCGGCGTCGTCCTCTTGCTAGTCCTCTTCGGCCGGCTGGGCGGGCTGCTTGTCGCCGGCCTTCTCCGATGCCTGGACGACGACGCCGATCCGGTGCTCAAGGCCGCGCTCGATCATCATGGCGTTCTCCAGCGCGAGGTCGTCGAGCACGTCCTCGATGTCCTCCCCGGTGCGCTCGGCGATGACCCGGCTGCGGGTGGTGAGGCCGAGGGCGATCGCTTCCTTGTGGGCGAGGACTTCCTTCTGGGGATCCACCCAGTCCCAGCCGCGCGCGAGGAAGCGGTATTCATCATTGTCGAGACAGGCGTCGAGCTTGCGGCCGTCGATCGGCGTCTCGGCATTCATGCGGAGGATCCTCGCCCACTCGCAGAAGTAGGGCTCCTCGTGGTGGTCGATGACGAAGGCCTGGAGGGCTCGCCAGACTCCGCGCTGTTCGAGATCGCCGGCGCGGATCGAGGAGTAGTTCACGCCTTCGAGGTTCTGGGAGATCGCGTGATAGGCGCCGCCGACGCCGGCCGCGAGGCCGCGAATCATGACCTTGGTCATCTCGCCTAGATTGGCCGGCGGGAACTGCGGATCGTAGGGGACGGCCTTGATGCCGCGGGGCAGGGCTTCCCATTCACCGGGCTCGACGTTGCGGCGAAGGAGGTCGGAGGTGTCCCCGCCGTCCTCGTCGCTCTCGCCGGGGAGGGCTCCCTCGTAGTCCTCGGCGACCTCGTAGAAGCCGCCCTTCGCAGCGGCTCCGCGGCTGGTGGTGATCACCGCTTCCTCGAACTTTTGCAGCATCTGGGCGCGGATCGCGGAGGGCGCGAACCAGGAGACCGAGCGGGTCTGACCGGGGAATTCCTTCAGGAAGGTGAGGCGGGCCTGGGCCGCGGTGTAGCGGGTGTGGGTCGGCTTGCGGAGCGTCGCGAAGTTCAGGTCGGACGGGTGGTGATTGAGAACCCAGTAGGCGACGTGCGCCCCGTGCTCGTCGATCTCGACGCCCATGCGGACGCGGTTCCCGTTCGGCAGGAGTTCGTTTTTCGTGCTGTCGATCAGGCTGGAGTCGACGATCCGGGAGGCGAAGCGGTAGCGGTTCCCGTGGCCGGGGAAGTAGATTTCAAAGACCTCGCCATCGGTCGCGAGGGTGCGGATCCACAGGTTCCCGATCTCCCGGCCGGTCATGCCGCGGCAGGTCGAGGGCGCGTTCTTCAGCTTGTTCGCCCGCTTCCAGTGGGCTTCGAGCTGCTGGTTGAAGGCCTTGTCGAGGGATGCCCCGGCATAGCGGCGACCCTGGAGGGTGAAGCCATTCGGGCCGACGACGTTGCTTTCGAGCAGGCGCAGGAACTCGCGGATGTAATCGTTGTTCCGGGCGAGGTCGCGGCACCGGCCCTTGATGCGGTCGAGATTGAAGTAGAGCGCGGCGTCGGGCGAGACGTTGAGCGTGTCCCACGAAAGCCAGTCGCTCGTCGAGCCGGCCGAGTAGAACCGGCGACCGGATCGGCCAAGGCGCGGAGCGGAGCGGACTTGGTCGGCGGCTTCGTCGAACCGGCGGGGCGGGATGTCGGCCCGGGTCAGGCGAACGACGGGCTCGGTCGGAGCCGGGGCGGCACCACGGCGGAAAAGGGTGGGCAGGTTCATGGGGTGAATCGGGTGCCGATGCGCTTCCACCGGGAGTTCTTCGGCTTGAGGCCGAGTTCCTTTCGCTCGGAGTCGATCTTGCCTTCGAGATACCGGCGGTGGTCGCGGAGGTCGGCGAGGCTCATGCGCTGGATCTGGCGGGATCCGGCCTGGGTCTGGATGGTGTAGGAGGCGACGCCTTCGCCGGCCAGGACCGCGGTGATCGCGGCGTTGACCGCAGCCAGCTCGGCTTCGAGCGCGGTGGCGGCGATGGTGGCGGCGGCGGGATCGGGCTTGATCGCCAGGGCGGATTCTTTCGCGACGGCCCGCTCGGTGCCACTCGTGACCGTGACGGTCAGGTCATAGAGCCCCGGCGGATAGGCCGCGGTGATGGCCGGGAGGATGGACCCGGTGTGGCTGGACCCGCTCGCGCCGAGAACCTTCGTGAACTTGCTCGACCCGCAGCGGAGATGCACGGTCGCGACCCACGTCGGGGCCGGGTAGTCGGCGAACGCGAAGTCGAAGTCGAGGGTGTCCCCCGCGGTGGTGCTGTATTCGGCCGCCATTGGGCAGCCTGTCGCGGCTCACCCGGCCCACCATCCGGCCCGGCGCTGTGGCCGGCGGGCGGGGACGGCCCGCTTCGCAGTCGCGGCGGGCTTCGCCTGGGGCGCGGGCGGCTGCTCGGCAGGTGCGACATCCGGTGCGACATGCCGAGCCGGCCGCTTCAGCTCGTAGGTGCGGCCCGAGCGGAGCTTCCGCGAGGCCATCGGCAGGGAGCGCAGGGCGGCGAGCGCGTAGACCCGGACGTCGAGCGGTTCGTTCCGCGCCTTGTCGATGCCCTTGCGCTTCTTCCACTCGACCCGCGGGGTGCCGCTTTTCCACGTGACGATCTTCTCTTCCGAGGTG